TTGACGCTTACCAGCAGTACACAACAGAACAATTTGGTCAAGCACAGCAAGACCGTTTAGCACTAGCTCAAGAAATAATTAGTGTTGGTGGTCAGGTAGAAGCTCTTAGTGCAGACAGTCAACAACGGTTTGCTGAACTAGGATTGTCTCTTGCTGATCTGCAAGAAGAGTTCAATGTAAACCTGATTGGTCTACAAGAAGGACAGATTAGTCAGGCTGAAGCGTTTGGTCAATTTAGAGACAGCGTTACTACACGGTTGGGCTTGGCAGAAGAAGAACGTGAAGAAATACTAACACGTCAAGCTGAGTTTGAAAGAGTTTACGGTGAAGAGCAACAAGCACTGCAAGAACAAATCATGGGCGGCAACGTACTAACTGCTTTAGCTGCTGGGGGTATGTTTGCTGCTCCTGCTGCTCCTACTAGAGCGCCTTACGAAGAATTCATGAAAGGAATCACGTATCGTCCTAGAGAAGCGCCTCAGCTTGCTATTAAAACACCAGCCGTAGACTACAATGAAGAAGCACAAAAATTATTAATGCGTACCCGTAGACGAGGAATGTTGGTATGACGTATCTTAATTTAATGAACAATGTACTACGTCGGTTGCGCGAAGAAGAAACCACGTCAGTCACTAGCACAACCTATGTCAAAATGGTTGGTGACTTTATCAATGACGCTAAAAAGGTAGTAGAAGAAGCGGCTGACTGGTCTGCCTTGCGTGAAACCATTGTTGTAACTACTACTGCTTCCGACAACAGTTACTCATTGACTGGTGGTGGTGACAACGTAAAAGTCATGTGTGTCCTGAACGACACTAGCAACTTGTTCATGGACTATCAGACAAAAGACTGGTTTAACGAGCAGTTGTACATTAGCAGTGCAGCAGAAGGTGCGCCACGGTACTACACGTACAATGGTTTGGACGCTAGTGGCGACACAGAAGTACTTGTAGGCCCAACACCAGACGGTGTGTACAGCCTTCGGTTTGACGTAATCAAGCGTCAGGCCGACTTGAGTGCTAACAGTGATTCCTTGCTTGTACCTGCAATGCCTGTGATTCACTATGCCGTAGCTTTGTTAGCCCGTGAACGTGGCGAGACAGGCGGTACGTCTACAGCTGAGTACTTTAGCATTGCTGATAAGTTCTTGTCTGACGCTATTGCTATAGACGCAGCAAAACACCCTGAAGAGATGGTATTTAGGACTATTTGATATGGCTCAACAACTGCAAAGTATCAATCTTGTAGCCCCAGCGTTCAAAGGTGTTAACACCGAAGATTCACCGTTGGCTCAAGACCCGTCGTTTGCAGAAATTGCAGACAACGCCGTGATTGACAAACGTGGTCGAATTGCTGCACGTAAGGGCCACACTGTTGTTACTACAAACAAAACTGTCCTTGGTACTGACTCGTTAAGAGCTATCAAAGAGTTTAAGGACAACGCAGGAAACACTAAGATATTTTCTGTAGGCAACAACAAAATAATCAGTGGTACGACTACGTTAGTTGACGAGACTCCCGGTAGTTACACCATTACTGCGGACAACTGGAAGATTGTTAATTTTAACGACAAAGTCTACTTCTTCCAGCGCGGTTATCAACCCCTTGTCTATGACAACGCAGGAGGCTCTGTAACCACGCTCAGTAGTGTTTCTGGTGCGGCTGGTGTCACAAGTGCCATGTACGGCAATGAAGTTTTAGCGGCTTATGGAAGGCTCTGGACGGCTGACTTTAGTACTAACAAGTCTACTATTTATTGGTCTGACCTTTTGATCGGCCACGATTGGTCCGGAGGCACTAGCGGGTCTATTGACATTTCAAAGGTGTGGCCTGACGGGTACGACGAGATTGTAGCTTTGGCAGCGCACAACGGTCTTTTGATTATCTTTGGTAAGCACAGTATTGTTGCGTACCAAGGAGCAGAAGCCCCAGCTACGATGACACTGTCTGACACTGTGTCTGGCGTAGGTTGCGTAGACAGAGACACTGTGCAGTACACAGGTACTGACGTGTTATTCCTGTCACACACAGGACTCAAGAGTTTTGGTAGAACAATACAAGAAAAGTCAATGCCTATCAGCAGTTTGTCTGGTAACATTACTAAGGACATAATTGCTGCGTTACAAAACGAAGATGAGTTCTTTAGGTCTGTGTACAGTCCTGAGGAGGGCTTCTACCTGCTAACCTTTACTGGTCAGGACGTAACATATTGTTTCGACGTACGAAGCACTTTAGAAAACGGAGCTTATCGTGTGACACGTTGGCCGTCTACTAAGTTTACGTCATTTGCAAGACTAGAAGACGGTACGTTATATATCGGTACTAGCAACGGCATTAGCACGTACACAGGCTACAGTGACAACGGAAGCGGCTACAGATTCAAGTACTACAGCCCAAGCCTTACTTTTGGCGATAGCTCTAGAGTAAAGATTTTGAAGAAGTTGAAGCCGACGCTGGTTGGTGCAAACAACGCGACAGTATTTCTTAAATGGTCGTACGACTTTGACACGACTTATGCTACTGCAGAGTTTACAGTAGGTAACCAAATTACTGGATTCTATGGTGAGAGTGAGTACACCACGGTAGAGTTCACAGCAGGACAGTTGACCAACGCAAGGTCACTTAATACAACAGGGTACGGAACAAGTGTGCAAGTAGGGTTAGAGTCAGAGATAGATGGCTTTGCTTTGTCACTACAGGAGATTAACGTAATGGCTTTGATAGGAAAGCTACTTTAAGGGAGTAAAACATGTCTAACGGATATTCATCAGAAAGCATAGATGACATGATTGATAATACTCAAGACGAGTATAACATTGGTTATGGCTCTGATGTTCTTAGCGCTGGCATAGGAAGCAGCGGCGGGGGTAATAGCTTCCTCGACATGTTAGGAGGACTTGGGTCGTATTTATCTCAACCTGAAGTACTTCTTCCAGGTGTTGTCGGTGGACTACTAACAGGCGAAGCCTATGGGCGTCTCAGCGACATAGGCAGACAAGCCAGAACAGGCGCTGAGGAACTTGCGGCTACGCAACTAGAGCAGACACAGTTTAGACCATTTACTGTGACTACTGCTACTGGCGCTGGCATGGGCACTAGGGTTACTCCTGAAGGTGGCATTGAAACCACTATGGGCTTGTCTCCACAAGAGATTGCTTTGCAGAATCAACTCTTAGGAGGCGCTGGTGGTTTCTTTGGTCAAGCAGTACAACCTACAGTAGACCGTGAGCAAGCTATCTTTGAGCGTATGCGTAGAGCGCAACGTCCTGAAGAAGAACGCCAACGTCTTGCTACGGAAGAACGCATGGCTGCACAAGGACGCCTTGGTTTAAGTTCTGCGGCGTACGGTGGTGCTACTCCTGAGTTGTTGGCACAACAGACGGCTATCAATGAAGCACGTAACAGAGCTATGTTGGCAGCAATGCAGCAGGCACAAGCAGAGCAAATGCAGCAAGCTACTTTGGGACAGGCGTTCCTTGGCGCAGGTTACGTACCACAGCAGCAACTTATGGCGGCTACTCAGCCTGCACAACAGTTGGCAGCATTACAACAACAGGCACAGCTACAGGGTGCTGGTTTGTTTGGTGAAGCGACTATGTCTGGTCTTGAGGCGCAGTTGGTTGCAGAGCAAGCACGAGCTAACCTCTTGGGTCAAACAGGTGCTGGTCTTTTGTCAGGCGCTTTGACACCTAGATCAACAGGAACTTCTAGTTTGATATCAGCACTAGGCAGTATATTTGGAAGGGACTAAATAATGGCTAAGTTTTCACAAGAGTTTTTAAGACAAATGGCTACTCCTGCTTTCGGGCAGGGGATGTTTACTGCTGCAAAACAAGCGGCACAGCTTCCTGCACAACTTAGGCAGCAACAACAGATGCAACAACAGCGTCAACAGTTAGCTCAAATGGATCCCAATACTCCTGAAGGTTTGGCTGAATTGGCTCGATTTTATCAGTCTCAAGGAGACATGGCAAACGCAGCTAAGTACGCAAAAGCTTCTCGTGATTTAACTGAGACTTTAGCAACTAAAACTGCATTGGGCGTTGAACAAGAAAATTTAGCTTTGAGGGCAGAGGCTCTAGGCTTGGCCGATGTAGCAACACGAGCTAGAACAGTTACGGACAGAAAGTCTTTAGATTCTATTGCTAACGATCTTAGAACAATGGAAAGAGCTAAAGTAGGAACACAAAGCATTCCTGTACGGCGTAGGTTGGCTGCTGCTGCTGGTATTAGTAAATCTCAGTTTGATGCGCTTGGTCTAGAAACAGCTTCAGATGCTGATTTTAATGCTACTATTGATGGACAAAAAGGAAAAACAGAGGCTTGGCAAGATGCACAAGGAAATCCCGGTGTTTATATTGTAAACGATTTTGGTCGTGTTTTTGACGAAAAAACAAAAAGATGGGTTTCTCCTGCGACATTGGGGTTAACAAAAGCACCAGAAGACGTACAACGTGTAGTAACTGATACCGACGCTGTTACTGAAGAGCTTGCTAAAATGGCTGTTGAAGATTTTGGTAAAATGCACGAAAAAGCTGTTGCCGCTAAAAAAACTTATGATGTTGTTCAAAGACAACTTAGTAGGATTGAAGGCGGAATGCCTACAGGGTTAGGTGCAAACGTCCAAGTATATTTGGACCGCGTGGGTAAATTCTTAGGGCTTCCTTATGAAGGAACCACAGCAGCAGATGCACAAGCATACATGAGAGAAGCAGGTAAACTTGTCGCTGAACAAATTAAAGACTTCGGTTCAGGCACTGGTCTTTCTGATGCCGACCGTTTGTATGCAGAGAGAATTTCTGGCGCGGACATTACGGACCAAAAAGCAGCTTTACAGGAGCTTTTAGAGTTGAGAACTAATGAGGCGTTGTTTGTAATGGACACCTACAACACAGCAAGAAACAAACTTATGTCTAAAAAAGGAAGGGAAGGAGCGTCTTCAGTTTATCCTGAAATGGTTTACGACACTCCTTCGATATCTTCTGGCGCACAGAGCTATCTTAATTTAGTTGTTCCTCAGCCCTAAGTCGGAGACTAAAATGCAATACACAAAAGACCAGCTTTTGGAAGCAATGCAACTTGCGGCTGATAATGGAGACATGAAAGCAGCAACGGAAATTGCAGAGCTTTTAAATAAACAATACGGGGCGTATCAACCTTCTTCTCCTGCCCCTGAACCTACGCCTGAACCAAGGCCGTACGGAGAACAAGTAGCTCAAAGGTTTGAAGAGTTTGACCCTATGGGTATAATCTCTGAATTTCCTGAAAAAGTATCACAACGCGCTGAACGCATGGCTGTTGGAGAACCCGGAGGAATGGAGTATATACCCACGGGTGTGTCTCAGCTTGCTCGCACAGGGGGTGAGCTTTTAGCCGGAGGAGTAAACATTCTCATACCAGACAGTGTAAGAGAAGGAGCAGAAGAAGGTTGGAACAAAATAAAAGACACTGCGTTAGTTCGGCAAGCCGGTGCAGCAGCTAATGCTGGTTACAATGTTTACAAAGAATGGGCGGCTAGGAACCCAGAGTTTGCTGAAACTTTTGAAACTTATGTTGACATTACAACTTTATTTGCTCCTGCAAAAGAACCTATTGAGCTTGCAGCGAGAAAAATGAAGCAAAAATACAACACTAAAAATTTAGAGGAGCGTCGAGCAGGCATCAATAAACTCATGGACCCTCATATTGTAGGGGAAACAGGTTACAAAGGAGACTTTAGAAGTGTAGGTGGTCCTCTTGACAGAACTGTTTATGTTCCTACAGAACGTGAACAAATCATGAGACTTACATTAGAGACCGTAGAAGATTTAGACCCCAACTCTCATTATGCAAGAGCATATACTGTTGTAGGAGACGACGTGTCTAAGTCAGCTAAACAACTCAAGGCTTTTATAAGAAAAACAGGAAACCCTGCTTATCAAAGAGAAGACCTTGTTAACTCTTTTAAAGAAGCGTTTGACGACATGACGGAAAGCGATGATTTTATTGCTTTGTCTGCCGAAGCACAAAAGAAAGCATTAGAGTATGCCGAAAGAGCTATACAAATTGTAGACAAAAGAGAAGCCAACGCTTTAGGTTTGTTGGACGCAAGACAGCGTTTTGATAAGCTTATGAATGCAGGGGCTAGAAAAGGCGATGTTTTAGACCCAACGGTAGAGACTGCTAAGGGCGCTGCAGGTCGTTTCATTAGGAATGTGATGAACAACAAGCTAAAAGAAATAACTGTAGGTGATGAGGTTCATAATCTGTTAGACAGACAACATAATCTTATGGTGGCTAGAGACACTCTCCGAATGCGTATGTACGGAGAAGGTAACAACAAAATATCGCGTTTGTATGACAAAATAGCAGGAGCAGCAAACCTTCCTTCTACTCCCCTAGCTTTGTACGCCACTCTTAAAACAGGAGGCGCAGCAGTAGCAGGAGCAGCAGTAGGTTCTGCAACAGGAGCAGCGGCCCTTACGGGTGCAGGAGTAGGCGCGGGTATTTACTTTGTTCTTCGACAGGCGGACAAAAAGACACGACTCAAGTTTTACTCAAAGATGTTGTCAGGGACAGACAAGGCTATGAAAGTCTACTCTTCTGATAAAAACTTAGTAGCTCAACTTAAAGCAGATCGTGCTTACATTGTGTATCTAATGGACCAAGCGAGAAAAGAGGAAGAAGAAAGTGGCGATTAAAGACATTCCAAGAAATCTTGCAACAGGCGCTCAAAGACGTGTTGATGATTTTGTTGAACAAACTCGACGATACAACAGAGGTGAAATAGGACTTGGAGATCAAATGCTTCAAGGAGCGGCTAACACCGTTGGTCTTTTTGCAGACGTTCCTATAACACTTGCGATGGAAACAGCAGACCAAGTAGCTCCCGATATTCTTAAAAGGGGTTTTGCTCAGTTACAGCAAGGAATTATGGAAACTGATGCAGCTAAAGCCGCTATGAAAGTAGCTCAAGAAAATCCTCAAATGATGAAACGACTGGGATATGGTTTGGATTTGTCCATACTTCCTGCAGCAAAAGCAGTAAAAGGAGGTATGCTACAGG